TCAATCCTAATTTTGGGAGCAATGGCAATGTAACAGGAACAATTGTACTTGGTGCAAGCGGTATAAATTCAGGAAATGTTATTGAAATCCAAACTACAGGTTCTGGTGGCGAATTAAGTCGAAACTGGATTACAGGTTCTGCTGCCGGATTAAAATTTAATAATAGTCAAACAACAGGGGGTATTATTATTGCAGATGGTCCTACTATAAGCACTGGCAACAATATTATCACTTTAAACACAACTGGTGCTATTTTTGCTACTACACTAAGTGGTAAATCTATTGACACACCGAGGTTATCTGCATGGAACATAGTTGGTCAAAGTTCAAATGCTGCTGGTCTTGGCGCAAATGCGTTAGGTTGCTGTAATACTGCATCTGGTGATAACTCAACTGTTATTGGAGGATTCAGCGGGAGAGCAACTGGCTGTGCATCAATTGTAGGAGGACTATCTTCTATAGCGAGTGGCCGAGCATCTGTTGTTTTTGGTGAAGGTAATTGCTCGGGTAATTATGATTATGGTGTAGTTGCAGGAGGAGTCTATAATTGCGTTAATGTTTGCACCCCATGGGGTGTCATCGGCGGCGGACAAAATAATATATCTCAGGGCAACCTTTCAACAGTAGCAGGCGGCGGTTATAATACTGCTGTTCAAAACTATGCTACAGTAGGTGGTGGTGTAAATAATTGCGCTGGCAGTATCGGATCTACTGTAGCAGGTGGACAAAATAATACTGCAAATAATTCTTACTCAACAACTGCTGGTGGTCAATGTAATATTGCCAGTGGTGGATACTCAGCTATTGCAGGGGGATTAACAGGTCTTGCATCTGGTTGCTACTCGACTGTTATAGGTGGATTTAGCGGTCAAGCAACTGGAGTAGGCTCAATTGTCGGCGGATTATCTTCGAGAGCAGATGGCCGAGCAGCTGTTGCTTTTGGTGAAGGTAATATTGCATCTGGTTGCTACTCAACTGTCGTAGGTGGATTTAGCGGATCTGCAACTGGATGTGGGTCAATCGTTGGTGGATTATCCTCCAGAGCAGATGGTAGTGCAGCTGTCGCGTTTGGTGCATGTAATAGAGCATTAGGTAATTGTTCAATAATTGCAGGGGGACAATGTAATACAGCAACTAATTGCTACTCAACTGTCGTAGGTGGATTTAGTGGATGCGCGGGTAGCATGTATGTAACTATTGGGGGAGGTGCTTGTAACTATGCAAGCGCTAGATGTGCAACAATTGCGGGTGGGATTGGCAATCTTGCAAGCAATACTAGCTCAACAGTTGGCGGTGGTGCACTTAACTGTGCAAGTGGGGTTTGCACAACTATTGGCGGTGGATATTGTAATGCTGCAAGTGGTGTTTGTTCAACGATTGCGGGTGGGGTTTGCAATCTTGCAAGCGGTACCGTTTCAACTATTGGTGGAGGTTGGAAGAATAGTGCGGCCACTATTTCATTTATTGGTGGAGGGCAATGTAATTGCGCAAATGCAGCTGCTTCGACTATTGGTGGAGGGCTATGTAATTGCATAAATAGTGTTTACGCAACTATTGGCGGCGGTACTAACAACTGCGCGTTTGGTAATAACACATTTATTGGAGGTGGGTGTTGTAATACTGCAAGCGGCGATTGTTCTACTGTTGGTGGTGGATATTGTAACTGCGCGTCTAGTCTTAACACTACTATTGGAGGAGGTGAATGCAATAGAGCAACTGGATGTTTTTCAACTGTCGTGGGAGGATTAAGTAGTATTGCAACTGGATGTTATTCATTTATTGGTGGTGGGATTTGCAACTGTTCTAATGAATGTTATTCAATAATAGTGGGCGGCTTTAGAAACTGTTCCAGTGGACCATACACTACTATTGGTGGTGGTTATTTTAACTGCGCTAGTAATTACTCAACTGTTGGTGGTGGTAGTAACAACTGCGCTAGTAATTTCGCATTTATTGGTGGCGGCTCCAGCAACCAAGCAAAATCTACTACATCAAATATTGGTGGCGGTGAAGATAACTTAATAGACGTTGACACACCAAGCGGTGCTACAATTGGAGGCGGGAATACTAATTATATTGGAAGTTCATATTATAGTGCATCAGGTCCAATAACTATTGGAGGCGGTGAGAGTAACTATGCAACTGGTGGTTACTCAACCATTGGAGGTGGCTGCTGCAACTGTGCCGACGGATCTAGAGGAGATTACGCAACTATTGGAGGGGGGGGATGCAACTATGTAACTAGTGATTATTCAACAATTGGAGGTGGGTATTTTAACTGTGCGAATGATCATTATTCAACAATTGCCGGTGGAAGTGAAAACTTGACAAACTCAATATATTCAACTGTCGTCGGAGGATTAAGTAATGTTGCGTGTGGAGCATACGCAACTGTTGGTGGTGGTCTATGTAACTGTGCATGTGGTATATCTACTTTTATTGGAGGCGGCTGTAAAAACAACACAAGTGCTAGCTACACATTTATTGGCGGAGGACAAGGTAATAATACATCGGGGGATTATTCAGCTATTTTAGGGGGATATAATAATAAAATATCGGTGGGTTATTCAGCTATTTTAGGTGGACAATGTAACTGTACGTGTAGTACTGCAGCGAACTCATTTATTATTGGATCAAATGTTACTGCAATTAGTGCCTGTACAGCATATGCTAATAATCTAGAGCTAGTTGGGCGTTGCACTACTTCATATATTATCTTAAGAGATAGCAACAGTTGCAGGTGGAAATTATGTGTAACAACAGCTGGTGCAGCATGTTTTACTAACGCTTAATAATCACCATACAAACTAGTGTTATTAATCGACATATCGAATACTACAGTCTGACTAATAGTATTGACATCATAATCATATGATTTAGGATCCGATGATAATTGACCAGTAATTGTACTAGATAAAATACCACTGAATGTGTCATCATAAACCTGCTCATTACCCCGCTCACCCGTAAGTCCAGGCTGCCAAGAATATTCCATACGCTTAGCTTTTAATCTCCACATATAATGGCCGCCTAATGGATTAAGCTCTGCATTATCCTGATCCGTTCTCTCCGTAATCTCGAAAAAGTTGCCACCCCTGTTACCATACCGATCATTCCCATATTCAACCATTTGAAATACATCACCAGACTTAGGCACTACTTCTTGTGCTAAATTAGTATAAACGTTTTTTCCATTAAATGCACTAAGATATCCATTAATGCTTACATACCCAGTAACTTCATCTTCTGAAGAGAATCCAAACTTACTTAATGTAAATGCATTCTCAGTCAATTTAATGTAGATCTTTAAATCATGCGGCCCATTATATACACTAGTTGGCTGCTCACCATATATATTATCAGCACTTAATGTATTATATGTGTTGACATAGTAATTTACGTGCTGTCCCATTGAGTTTACCGTTTGTTCTACAATGTTGTTTATCAAATCAATATCAGGACTAAGGCTCGCCTTATTATACAGTTCGTAACAGTTTGTAGTATTGCCAGCTCCTTCGTAATAACATCCAGACATATTAGTTATTTATTGTTGATTTAAGAACGCTATGTAAAATATATTCAGAAGGTTTAATTCGCTTCAAATATACTGTACAAGACTTAATGTGCTGATTTTTATTTGATGCATCGCTTATTTCGTGTTTACCTTTGCCTACATTTCTATCTCCGCCGACTTTTAAATTCTCGAATTTAATATTATACGTATCTTTTAAATGCATTAACATGTCTGTTGTACAAATATGTCGATTGGGTGATTTTCGTAAATTATTAATTATGTTTTCGAACATATTGCCATTAACTTTATACATATCAGGTATTAAATTAGGCATTTCAGGATTAGTCATTCGATTAATACTGTATTTTTGCGTTTCTTCTTTAAAAAAATCTTTAAAACATTTATGCATAATTATATTTAGACAAAAAAAAGAGGAGTACAGGTACTCCTCTTTAAAAATTATTTTTTAACTGACTTTAATTACTGAAAAAACTCATCACTCGCTTTTAATGAGGATACTTTATTATTTTTACCATTATTGTATCCTTTAGTGAATGGTCCACCGGTGTGGATTGCAGGAGGCTTAGGTACTTCAGCGCGACCACCTCTTGGCTTAACTTTTCCGCCAACTTTATTATTCTTACCAGATAAGCTACGGCCACCTGCATCAGACAATTCTTTAATATCAATACCTTCTTGCATGCCTTGGTCGCCCATGCCTTCATCTCCTTCCATCTCATCTCCTTCCATCCCATCATCTTCGTCTCCAAAGTCATCTTCACCCATGTCATCTTCACCCATATCATCGTCTCCACCAAGCTGTTGGTTGAGCATATCACATAACTGTTGAGCAACTTCGCGTGGAAGAGATAATGTAATCTCATCTCCGCCCATATCGTCGCCCATATCGTCCGCTCCGCCATCCCCGGCGCCACTCCCATCCTCGTCACCATAGTCCCCCTCAGGTAGACCTAATGCTTGGTTGTCAGTTGCAGGAATATTTTCATTATCCATAACTTGTTCAAATAGTTTTTCAAAAAGTGATTTGCTCATAAAATTATTTATACTACGTTTAAGATTTTTTTGCTGATTTTCGGAAATATTTTTATATTTTTGCGGCTTAACTAAACCTTTTACATCATCAGGGCCAGTAGCTGTTTTAGCTAAACTAGCAACTCTATTACCAGCATTTTTAGCATACTCAGTTTTTGTTTTATTCTTCTTAACTGATTTGTTGTTTATAAACCCAGCTCTCTTTTCATTAAGTAGTTTATATGCATCCAGTATATCGTTATTTGATTTGTCCATAAATATTAGTAAGTATTTACTCAATTTTATGTCAAAAAAAGAAATATATTTAAATAATCCTAATTTACCGACAGTTAATGCTGCATTCGAATACACACCTCATATGGTGAGTGAAATTACAAAATGTAGTGAAAATTTAATTCACTTTGCAGAAACTTATTTTTATATTATTAGCCTTGATGAAGGTAAACAAACTATCGCTCTGCATTTATACCAAAAAAGAGCATTGAGAATGATGAGAGACAACAGATTCAGTTTGCTTTTGTTCAGCCGACAAACTGGGAAGTCTACAATTAGTACAATTTTTTGTTTGTGGCAAGCTTGCTTTAATGAAAATCAAAATATTATTATTGTGGCAAATAAAGAAAATACTGCAAAGACTATTTTTAAGCGTTTACGGCTTGCTTATGAAAGTTTACCAAATTGGTTAAAGCCAGGTGTTAGAGAATATGGTAAAGAGTCGATGGAATTAGCAAATGGCAGTACAATAGGTATAACAACTACTACAGGAACAGCAGGTAGAGGATCAAGCGCAAATTTAATATTTATAGATGAAGCAGATTGGATCGAAAGTGGCTTATTAGCAGAATTCTGGTCATCAGTTTATCCTATTATTTCATCATCCAAAAAATCAAAGATAATAATGGCATCAACCCCGCGGGATACATCTGGTCTATTTTATAGATTATATTCTGATTCACTTACCGGTGAAAATAACTGGGTTCATATGAAAATTACGTGGGATCAAGTACCAGGTAGAGATGAAAAATGGAAAAAAGATACAATTAAATCTCTAAGCAGCCCCGAAGTATTCCGTAGGGAGTTTTCATGTGAATTCGATCAAATTGGTGAAGCAGCTCTTGATGGAGAATTACTAGATAAAATGAGCAGAGAATGCTTAGATCCAGAAATTGTTTTAGATAATGGTGCATATAATATATGGATAACACCGAAAGAAAATAGAATATATGCTGCTGGTGTAGATATTGCAGAAGGTGTAGGTAAAGATTCATCAGTAATTCAAATCTTAGATATAACCGATTTAAAAAATATAATACAGTGCGCAGTTTTTAGGTCTAATACTATAACCCCAACAGAATTTACCGCAAAGTTATATAATATTTTACAAAATTGGGGCAATCCAATAGCATTAATAGAACGGAACAATTGCGGTGCTCAAGTTGTAGACAATTTAAAGAGAGAATATAATTACGAAAATATTGTAAACTTTGGTGCCTCTTTAGTCAATACTGTAACAAGTAAACGAAATGGTATTATATCGCATCAGAATGTTAAGTATAAAGGTGTGCAGAATTACAGATATTGGGTAAATACATTGAAATGTGTGCAAATTAATGACAGACAGACTGTTAGTGAATTGTCTGATTTTACAAGAAATCCAAATGGTACATGGTGCGCAAGATCAAACAAGCACGATGATCATGTCATGTCATTAATTTGGGCTTTATTTGTATTAGCTGATGATATTGTTGATAAGCATTTTGAAATATTAGTAAAAGATGATAATAATAAACCTATGGAAATTAAAAAATTAGAATATGGTTATGATTATCAAGTTAAAGCAACATCCATATATACCAATGAACGAGTAGGTGTAGGCGCTGAATTACCTATATTATTTGGTAGAGAATCATTCGAAGATGATAATATGATAGATTTAGGCGCAAGTGGGTGGGAAATACTTTATAAAGAATAAATAAATTTGTGAACACCTACGCACTACAAAAAATCTATACTAATAATTGTGTAGGTAAATATGTACCTAATTTAGACCGACATAGAGTTATTACCGAATCAAGGTCAACAGATATTAGAAAAGTAATTGAAATAGGCAATGATATTGTAAATGCATCTGAAAATGATTTAAGTATACCAAAAAACTACGGAAGTATTTTAAATAAAGGTTATAGAGCTGTTCCTGCAAAAGAAAAGAAAGCAATTTTAAATTATTTTTCGGATATATATGTAAAGAATCTTGTAGAGCGGATTGGTGGTGAACTTATAAGAGTTATTGCACCTAGAACTGACAAATACAGTAATAGCTTTTTTACATATATTATTAGCAGAGGTGGTATAGAGATACCATTTATTATTACTGCAGGTAAATCAATGGGATTTGTCTTTGAAGAGCAACTCAATAAAAACTTTAAAAATCAGATTAGAGATGGTGAATTAATTGCAGGGGGGATACTTGAAGGTCTATTAGTTAACTTAAATGAATTCGACAATTTACCATTTGATAAAAAAGCTTCAGATTCTGGTAGTGCAGAAGATATTCTTGAGAATTTTTACGAAATAGAAGATGTTATATATCAACCAGGTAAAGCAGAAGCCCGCAAATTTAGTAATGAAATTATAGACATAGGTAAAGATGTTAGTGATGTTACTTTACGGCTTAACAATGGCTCGAACATATATTTATCATTAAAATGCGGTCCATCTCTATTATGTAACTATGGTATTTCGGGATTAATTGTCCGTGATAATAATATAATACAAAAACAGCCCCATAAATTTGATGATTTCTTTGCTTTGTGTGGTATAGATTTTGATTTATTGGTAAATGGATTAACTGAATATGATACAAATACAGAAATAGTTTCTAAAGAAGATAGAAAATATTCGGTTGTTCCTAATGAAGATGTTGGAAATGAAATTATTAACTGGCTTGGTTCTGCAATAGGTTGTGGATATTTTTATTTTAAATACAAAAATTCAACTAAATTTCAATTAATTGATTTTAGAGAGCCTGATACAGTTCGTGAATTTTTAGGATCAAAAATTAAAAATATGGAATATGTTTACCCAGGGATAAGCGGTGGAACAGATTTTGGTGATACTAAAACAATGGTAATTGTACTCTATATGGATAATAATTTAAAATATACTGTGAAATTACGAAATTCGACGGGTGGATTATTGCCAAATAAGCTAACGGTAGAGACTAATTTCGAAAAGGCAGAATCCGATAAAAGCATTATATTCTCCATTAAGCGACCATTCACTCTTTAATATTTATGATAAATTTTAACAATTATTTTAACCGATCACAGCAATTAATCCTTGAGGGTGGTCTCGGGGGCCATATGCTTCACCCATATCAATTACCCGAAATTAATACCGGTAAAGATTTAATAAAATTATTCACAAAAGCAGCTGCATATGTCTCCAATAATTTTACCCCATTGAAAATTGATGGTGTAAATATTAGTCTCCGCTTAATTACTAATGAAAACGGTGATAAAGAGTTTGCAACAGATAGAGGATCAAAAAACCCCTTGGATATAGAAGGTCTTACTATTAATACATTAGCAAAACGGGGACTCAACCCCAGCTATACAAATGATGCAACTCAAATTCTAAAAATATTTAATAGTTGTATACCATACATTAAAAAAGAGCTCAAAGAATTAGGGATGGTGAATGACCCAACTATCTCTTTAAATACAGACTTCGTTAGACCTGGTATTAATGTAATATCTTACAAAGATGTTTTCGTTGCAGTGCACAATTTAGTTAAAATAGAGACTACATATAGTGATAAATTTAATGGTGGTTTACAACGCGTAAAAAGTCAGGTAAGCTTTAATCAAAATGTGTTAAATTTAATGGTAGATAAAATTAATAAGATATCCAAAACATATGATGTTGATGTAGTTACAGTTGTCCCAACGTTTGTACCTAAAGGTGTTAATATTAATTTTGAACCAGTATTAAACTCAACATTAACATTTTTTTATTCAAGTGAAGCATCTGAAACAAAATCTCTAAAAATATTGCTAGGTGAAGTGAAAAATTGCGATGTTGCAAAGTCTAATGTAAAATATCTCAAAACTGGTAAACCTATTGCTGCTTCAGCTGGAGTAATATACAATGATATATTGAATAGTGTGCCATTAGATCAAATAGTGGAAGAAAAAAATTACCAAAAAGTAATTGACAGTGTGGTATTGTTGCATTCTACTCGTTTATTAGGTCAGACTATAAAAAATGCATTAAAGTCAGGTAAGGGAAATGTTTCAGATCATGAAGGTATAGTAATACATAATTCTGAAGTGTCGCCGACCGAATTTAAAATAACAGGTGACTTTATAGTAAATAAAAATACTTCACATATGAAGAGTGTATTGACTTCTGAGTCTGCAGCATGGCAACGTAAAGAAGGGAAGAATAAAACTGGTGGATTGAATCGCAAAGGTGTTGCGAGTTATAGGCGAGAACATCCTGGAAGCAAATTACAAACAGCTGTTACTACTAAACCAAGTAAATTAAAAAAAGGTGGTAAAGCTGCAAAGCGGCGTAAATCTTTTTGCGCAAGAATGAGCGGAGTAAAAGGTCCAATGAAAAAGCCAAATGGAAAACCAACACGAAAGGCTCTTGCATTACGTAAGTGGAATTGCTAATTTATTATGAAATTAAGTTTTAAAAAATATTATGTATTAAATGAAGGTGGAAATGTATTTAAAGATGCAAATAAATTGCTATTAACAGGCAGAATTCAAAAAGCTGATATTGACCCCACTGTAAAATTTATAGAAAGTATAACTAGTTTACCGTTAATTGGCAATTACCTAGGCAGCACAGGTAAAAAATCATCAAGTGGTGACCTTGACTTAGCTGTAGATGAAAATACTACAACAAAAGATCAATTAGTAGAAAAATTGAGTAAATGGGTAACAATTAATTTGGATGGTAAGCCAGCAGATTATATTAGAAAGGGTGGTATAGAGGTTCATTTTAAGACGCCAATTAAAGGTAATGCAGATAATGGATATGTTCAGACTGATTTTATGTTTTCAAAAAATATAAAGCTGTTAAAATTTATTTATAAAGGATCAGGGATTGAAGATTCGCCATATAAAGGCAATCATCGGAATATATTAATGGCGAGTATTTCACGAGCATTAACTCCAAGTTACAAATTTAGTACTACAAGAGGTTTATTAGATTCCAATGATCAATCAGTTGCCGATGACCCTGCTGAAATTGTTCAGATATTAGGCGGTCCAGGAACACAAGAGTCAGATTTTGATACTGTTGAATCTATTTTAAATATTATTCAAAACCGCCCCGATTATGAAAAATTAGTATTTAATACTAGAACCAATCCTGTATATGTAAAATCGGGGGTGCAATTACCATGATAACGTTTAAAGATTACTTTACTCAGGCTGGTAATAAGATTATCGCAATATACCCCGGGGGATTTAAGCCCCCAACAAAAGGGCATTTTAAGGCATTTAAATATTTAATTGAGCAAGCAACAGAAGGCTTAGTATGTATTGGTAAAGGTATAAGAGATGATATTACAGCAGAGCAATCATTTAAAATTTGGAATATATACAAAGACTATTTTAATAAACCTGTAAATATTGAAATATCTGCTATTTCACCAGTTCGATCAGTGTGCGACTATGTTGATCAAAACTTAAATGACAATAATATCAATTCATTTTTAGTTGGTGCTGGAAGTAAAGGTAATGATGTATCAAGATATAAATATTTCGAAAAAAATATTGAAAAATACGCTAAAGTACAAATAGTTCAAATACCAATACAGGAAAATAATATATCTGGAACTAAAACTAGAGAATTAATTAATAATAAAGACAATGGTGCATTAAATTATTTTGTGCCTGAGTGTCTTAGTAAAGAAGATAAAAATAAAGTAGCAAAAATACTTAACTTATGAGTGATTTAATTCAGCAATCTGTATTTAACAAGGGTAGGTTAGACAAATTTATATTGGTATTAACTTTACCTACAGCTTTACGTGCAATAAATTCAAAAAGTGATCGAGATAACAATAAAATTATGCTCGATACCTTACAATTTTCGGTTTTCGGTACTATAGTTCCAAAAATTATGGTGCCAGCTGTCGAAGCACGGTATATGGGATCCACAATTCAAATGTCATCTCATTCGCACCCTACTTATGCACCAATAACTGTAAATTTTCATATCGACAATAGATTTAATAATTACTGGGTTATATATAACTGGCTGAACATATTACGCGATCAAAAAGAGGGAAAAGATGGGATAATTAACACTAGAGGTGTATTGAGAGATAATTTTAATTTAATAGATTACTCATCAGATATTTCGGTATTTGCTGTTGATGAGTATAATAAACCAATTATTAAATGGACATATAAAAATGCATTTCCGACAGAATTAAGTGAAATTACGTATAATTATCAAACGGGAGGCGAGATTTCTGCTACGGGTACATTTGCATTTCATGAAGTTAATATTGAGTTGTTAGATTTGTAAAAAATTATACAAAAAAAGTATAAATAATATTATATGGCAAGAATTATACAAAGTCCCGGAGTACAAATTTCTGAAACAGATTTATCTCTTTCACCAGTATCATTAAATGGTACTAATATATTTGCGACTGGTTTCGCTGCAACTGGTCCAACAGACCAATTAATTCAAATTACAAGTGTATTAGAATTTGAGCAAATATATGGCAATCCAACTAACCCTGCAGAGAGATATTTATTTTATACTGCTAAACAAATTCTAGATAGTGGAACCGGCAATTTATTTATTAATCGGTTACCGTATGGACCTGTCGCCGGTGATGGATTCGGTAGTAAATATAGTGCACTTGTTTATCCCGTAACAACTTTTAATGGCTATACTGCTAACCTCGATGCAACTGCAGCATTAGGTTTATCTGCAATACTTTCTAATAATTTAACTTCAACTAGCGCAACGTACCTTTTCGGTCAGCCAAAATTCTTTGAATTAACTGAGCAGCAATATTTATCTTGTATTGATGGCAGTGGATTTACATGGTCACCAACGTCTTCAGCTGCCTCACTTATTACTAGTGTTACAGCTTTTGGCGCTGCTGGTTTAATTATATTAAATAAAGCACAAGTTGTAACAAATAATTCTCTTGAAGGATTATATGTTGGTGTTATTGATAATTCAAACTTATTACCTACTACTGACTTTGACAGTATTAATACAATCTATAGTGTTGCATCTTCTGCAGCTATACCCAGTTTTGTTACTATTCCAACTACAAAATTAGACTTCACGTTATCCTCTACTTACATTAATACAAATGGTAGTTTATCTGAAGTAATCGAAAATCTTAATACTTTTGATACAAGCCGCAGTAATGGCCTAAGTATATTTGATGATACTGTAAATATTGGTATTTTTAAATTATTTAAATCACCGTTTGCTTATAATGCTAATGTGTTAACAGTATCACTTGCAGAAGCATTTAATGGCTCTTTTGATGCAAATAGGCAGATTAATAATGTTAATGGTGGGTTGCCATTAAGTTATTTTATTACAACTCAAAGTACGCAATCCAATAACGCTACAATATTAGTAAATGATTACATTTCAAACAGAACAGGTAATACTTGGCTTGACGCTAATGGTGTGCCTACTAAAAAGGTTAGATTTTTAACCGCTGCAAACTTAGCACGGCTAACAGCTAATAATGTTGGTTTATCTGCAGCATTTGGCGTAAATGCATCAGTGTACAAATCTGCATCTACTAGCTTAAGTACAGTTGATGCGCTATACCCTCTTGGTGCATATGCTGATCAATCAATTACTACAAAGGACTTAGGTAGTATACCATTAAAACTTGACCGTGCACTTACTAAAATTGATAATGATGAAATTATTAATATTGATCTTATTGTAGAAGCGGGTCTTGGGACAATATATGCAGTTGCATCTGCGAATGCTACTAATTATTATGATGACTCTGCTACTATATCTACTGGGCTACAAGCAGGTCTAAATGCGCTAGCTAATACCAATGATTACACGGGGCCAACAGATACTACTCAAGATCTTCGAACTAACTACAATACAATTATAAATAAATTTATAAATACTGCGCAATTTGTACGAAAAGATTGCTTATTTATTGCAGATCCAATTAGGCACATTTTTATTAGAAAAGATAATATTAAGACATTATCTGATAAGACAAAATCATTTAGCCAATACATATACAGTGCATTGAGGCATCTTTATGAAGGTATTAACAGTAGCTTCATTACAACATTTGCAAACTGGGTCCAAGTCAATGATGGGTATACTGGATTAAATGT